CGAGAAACCGCCGATCGGGATAACGACCGGATGGGGCGCGTCCCATAACACGGACTTGGATTCGATGGACGCGCTATTCGGGACGCTCGAAGACGGACTCGCGGACGTCGTCGTCGATCTAGGCAACAAGTCGGACGTCGGACACACTCACACGCAAAGCCAGATAACGAATCTGGTTTCCGACCTTGCGGCGATCAATTCGTCGCTTTCCGGGAAATCAGACACCGGACACTCGCACGTAGAAAGTGACGTCACCGGACTGGTTTCCGATCTCGCGGCGATCAATTCGTCGCTTGCTCTAAAAGCACCGTCCGCGTCGCCAGCGCTTACCGGGAACCCCACGGCGCCGACACAGTCGCCGGGAAACAACTCGACGCGGATCGCGACGACTGCTTACGCCGATGCCGCGGTCGCCGCTTTGGTCAACTCTTCGCCCGCGGCGCTCGATACGCTCGCGGAACTGGCGACGGCGCTCGGGAACGACGCGAACTTCGCTTCGACGGTAACGACCGCGCTCGCCGGGAAACAGGCGACATCGGAAAAGGATCAGAATAGCGGCTATGCCGGATTGACGTCCGGCGGTTTGCTGAAAACGGCACAGTTCCCGACGCCGACGACGTCCACTTTTGGCGGCGTGAAGGATCTCGCCGCGGTTGCAAACAAATTCTTGACGTCGATCGTCGACGGAGTTCCGGTTGCGGCGCAACCATCGGCGGGCAATATCTCGGGACTGGCGGCGATCGCGTCCAGTGGCAAATGGTCTGATCTGCAAGATCCTTCCGCGGCGTTAACGCTCTCGCTCGCCGGGAACGCTTCGACGTTTAACCATACGTCCGCGGTCGAATGGAAATGGGCGAACACGACGGCGGCGACTTCCGGGACGCCGCAAAACACTCCGAGCCAAAGTTTATCCGGCACATATTGGAACGGCTCGGCATCCGCTGAGGACAAATGGAACTGGCAAGCGGTCAACGGTGCGGGCACGAACGGGACATCCGATCTCACGCTCACTCACACCGGATCGACCGGGCGAATCTCCGTGGTGCTTCCCGCCGGGCCGTTGAATTGGTCCGGGAACGGGCCGACCGCATTCGGAAACACCGCGGGCGGACTGGCGCGCGCGGCGTCGCTCTCGAACGGCGCTCTCGCGCTCTACACGTCGAACGCAAATCAGACGATCCTGAATTTGTTCCAAGCGGGCGTCAACGTCCATAGCTTTACGGGCGGCGCGGCGACTGGCGGATCTCAAAATTTCGGCTACACACAAACCAGCGTCGCGAACGCCGCGCAATGCATCCGCGGACTTCTGACGGAACAGTTAACGCTAAACACCGGCGGACTGACGACCGACACGACGAACAATTTACTTCCCGCGGGCGCAATCATCGACGCGGTAGTTTGCCGGATCACGACGACGATCACTACCACAACGAACTGGGCCGTCGGCGATTCGACGACGGCGAATCGGTTCTCGTCCGCCAATGCAACGCTAGCGAGCGGAACGACGTCGATTGGATTGAATCAACACGATCCTTCGGTCGCGGCGGCGGCGGGTCCGATCCAAGCGGCGGCGGCAAAAGTTCGGATAACATGCACCGGATCGAATCCGGGCGCGGGCGTGATACGAATCACGGTTTTTTATACGCAGTTCGTCGCGCCGACGTCATAAAGATTGCTCTACCGGATGTGCGAGTCCGGCGAGCAAAACCGCAAGCGGTCGCAATCAGTTTGCGGGTGCTGGGACGCCGCGAGGCGTCCCGGCTATTAAGGGAAATGGGTCAAAGGAAAATCAAAGTGAAAGCGCGATTATCAGAAGTTCCCGCCAAAGAGAAAACGGAGATTCCCGAACTTACAACCGACGAAGCGTTGTCGGTCCGGCGATTCGAGAACTTAGAACTTCGCGCGCACAACACGTTGCACGAAGCGCGCGCCAGCATGGAAGTGCATTTAACCAAACTGCAAAACGACGCGAACCAGAAATCCGCCGATACAAAGAACTATCTTCGCGAACTCGCCGCGACTCACGGACTCGATCCGGAAAAAACCGCGTTCGATTTCGGTGCGCTGAAATTCATTAACAAACAATGACAGGATACGGGCAACAAGGTTACGGAACGTCGCCTTACGGTATGCCGGAACTGGAAGAAACGGTACTCACGGCGGGCGATGCTCGCGTCGTGCTCGCGAACTCGGTCGGCGTCGCGAACTTGAATCCTTCGCTCGATACCGGCAAGGCGCGCGCCGCCCGGACAACCGTCTCGCGCGGGCGATCGAATCCAAATCAGACGATCGGAAAGGCGACCAACATCCTATGAGTCGCTTGATTTTGTATCCCGGAAACGATCAGATCCTCACGCTTCCCGACGTAAAAGACGCGGACGGCGTCGCGGTCACAGGCGCGACAATTACGGCGACGCTCTACACAAGCACGGGCGAACTCGTCGACACCGCCGTTTTCGATCAGGTTGAAATGACAGACGTCGACGGATCCGCCGGATCTTACGAATGCGAGATCCCCGCCGATTTCACCGCGGACGACGGTTCACTTTATTACGTTCTTTTCGACTGCACTTCGCCGGGAAAATTCTCGATCCGACAGAAAGCGACGGTCCGCACGCGATGGGTTTAGGACGAAACCGCAATATATTGGGGTTTCGCAGCTCGCCGGCGCGACAAAAACCGCAACATATTGTGGAAAATGCCTTACTCGAAACAAAACGCCGATGCGGCTTGTAATTTCTTCGAAGGAATTCTCAAACACACCGCGGACGACTGGTTTGGAAAACCGTTCATTCTCGCGCCATGGCAGGAAGAAGCACTCGCGGCAATTTTCGGACGACTCGACGACGAAGGCCGTCGCCTAATTCAAATGGTGTTTCTAGAAGTCCCGAAAAAAAGTGGCAAGACCGAGTTCGCGGCAGGTTTGTTGCTACTGCTCTTGATGCTCGATCCGAATCCCGGTTGTCAAACATACGGCGCGGCGGCGGCGACTCGACAGGCGATGAACGTATACCGAGCCGCTTGCAAGATGATCGAACAGAGTCCGCTTTTGACGCGACACTTACGAATACTCCGCGGAACGAATCGGATCGTGAAGCGCACGGATCCGGATTCGTTCTATGCGGCGGTTGCGGCGGACGGCGATCTCTCCGACGGCGTCAATCCCGCCGCCGTGGTGGCCGACGAGGTCCACCGTTGGCGGACGCGAAAAAATTTGGAAAATTGGGATGTTTTAAGTCTTGGCGGAATCACGCGCAAACAATCGTTAACGATCGCGATCACTACCGCGGGCGTTCAAAACGAGTCGCCGATCGCTTGGCGCTTGCATGAAAAGACGAAGCGGATCCAAGAGGGGATTTTCGAGGATCCCACGTTCTACGGGCGAATTTACGGCGCGGAAATTGACGACGATTGGACCAGCGAAGCGACTTGGATCAAAGCAAATCCGTCGCTCAAAGATAACGGCGGTTTTCTCGATCTCTCGAAGATCCGGGAAAAATATCAATCGAGTCTGTCCGATCCGGACGCTCAACGATCCTTCCGCCGTTATTACTTGAATGTATGGGACCAGCAGGTCCGGCGCTGTATCGATCTCAACAAATGGGATGCTTGCCGCGGCGATTGGACCGCGCGCGGACTCGAACCGAAAGCGCCGGAAGACAAAGTCCGACCATTACATCCGGAAATTCTGAAACGTTTTATCGAGCGGCGCGCATGGGCGGGCGTCGATCTGTCCATGACAACCGACATGACGGCGGTCGCGTTCGTGTTTCCCGACGCGGACGGCGTGTTCGAAGTTCTTCCGTTTTTTTGGATGCCAGCAGAGGGAATCAAGAAACGCGAGATTAACGACGGGATGCCATATCGCACATGGGCCGAACAAGGTTTCCTCGAACTCTCGCCGGGCGACGTTATCGACTACCGCGAAATCAAAGCGCGGCTTGAATGGGGCGCGCGCATGTTCGACTTGCGCGAGATCTGTTTCGATCCGTATCAGGCGCGACAAATCTCCGTCCCGATGGTCGAAGACGGTTACGAGTGCATAGAAATTCGTCAAGGCTATTCGATGCTTTCCGAGCCGTCGAAGAAACTGCTCGAACTCGTCACCAACAAGAAACTCCGTCACGGCGGACATCCGGTTTTGCGCTGGAATGCTTCGTGCTTGTCGACCAAAGAGCACGACGATCAACTGATGTTTGTAAAACCCGAACGCCAAAAAGATTCGAACCGCATTGACGGAATCTCCGCGACCGTCGACGCGCTCGCCCGCGCGATGCTAGATGCGGGCGAAACTGTTCCACAAATCGAGGTTTGGAATTGAATCGATTCCAAAAAGCAATTCGCGAGTTTCTCTTAAAAGCGCTGGGTTTTCCGCCGTGGCGTGGTTCGACTGCAACGCTTGGACCGCCGGGCGGATGGGGCGCATACGATCCTTACGGCGACGGCGGACTCGCTCTTTCGCTCGCCGTCGTTTACGGTTGCGCCCGCGTCCGCGGTCAATCGATCGCGTCGCTTCCCTTGCGCGTTTATCGCGAAAAGAAATCCGGTTCGCGCGAGATCGCCGACTCACTTCCGATTTACCAGATCTTGCACGACTCGCCGAACGACAGCGACACGTCGTTTGAGTGGCGAGAAAACATGGAGTTCGGTTTTTGTCTCTATGGCAATGCGTTTTCAGAAATCACAAGTTTAGGTTCGGGTATTACGTCGGTCGAATATCTCGTCCCATCTCGAATGCGAATCGAGCGCAAAAACGGCGAGCGACGATTCGTTTACGCCTATGACGAGGGAAAACAGGAAAGCTTCCCGCCGGAAAAGATCTTGCACGTTCGCAATATGTCGCTCGACGGACTTTCCGGAATTACTCCGATCCGCCAGCACGTTATAGAGCACGCTTACGACGCGCAAAATTACGGGCGGAATTTCTTCAAGAACTCGGGACGTCCGTCCGGCGTTTTATCGAGCGAGCAACCGCCGCCGCAAAGCGACGAGACGACGAAGAAAATGCGCGAGTCTTGGGACGCGACGTTCGCCGGTTCTGAGAACGCCGGAAAGACGCCGGTTTTGTGGAAGGGTTTGAAATACAGTGCGATTTCCGTTTCGCCCGACGACGCGCAATATATCGAGACACGCAAACTGTCAACCGCCGAAATCGCGGGCGCGATCTATGGCGTCCCGTTAAACATGCTCGGATTGCCGGACAAGTCGGCGACCTATGCGTCGAGCGAACAATTTGCGCGCGATTACGTCATGCATACATTGCGCCCGCAATGTCGACGCTATGAGCAAGCGTTTAACAAGAAACTGTTTGTCGGAAAACCAAGTCTATTCGCCGAATTTGATCTCGATGCACTTCTGAGCGGCGACACGAAATCGCAAGGCGAATATTTTGCGAGTCTCGTTCAAAACGGGATTATGTCGCGCGACGAAGTTCGCCGAAAAATGAATCTCGAAGAACGCGGGAACGGTGCGGACGATCTCACGGTCCAGTTAAATATGACGGACATCGATCAATTGCCGCGACTCTCCGATCGCGCCGCCGCGCCGGTCGGACGCCCGCCAGAACCAAAACTCGCGCCGCAAATTCACGAAATTAAAGTCGAGGTCCAACCGCAGCAAATCAACGTCGCCGCGCCGCACATCTCGCTTCCCGCGCCCGCCAGCGGTCCGGAGTTTAACGTTCAAAACATTCTTCCCGCGCCGCCGCCCATGAAGAAACGCGGCAAAGCATGGAGGGAAGCAAACGGAACTATAAGTTTCGAAGTGGAGGAGAATAATGTCTCTTAATACAAAGATGGCGAACGCCGCCGTAAACGAGCAAGCCGACCGGCTCGCAACCCTCGCCAATAGCGGGAAGCTGAGAATCTATGACGGCACGCAACCGGCGACCGCCGACACCGCGGTTTCGACGCAAACCTTGCTCGCTGAATTGACCATGAACGCGACCGCGTTCGGCGCGGCATCGGCGGGCGTCATTACGGCGAACGCGATCACATCGGACTCTAGCGCGGACGCGACCGGAACGGCGACATGGTTTCGCCTTTTGAAATCCGATGGAACCACGCCGCTTTGGGACGGATCGGTCGGAACGTCCGGCGCAAACCTGAATTTAAATTCGGTCGCGATCCAGTCGGGCGCGGCGGTTTCGGTTTCTAGTTTCGTTCACACCGTCACAAAATAACTAAATGTCCGAAACTTACGTTCAAGTTGCGACCAACGGAAGCGGCGAGAAAGTCGCCGTCAGTCAGTTGTCCAACGGCGCGGACAATGTCGATCTACAGCACATTGTTATTTCCGACGATTCGACCTATGCCGCGCGCGCCAAAGTGCAAAACGCCGATCCGGGATCTTCCGATTACGGATTGTCGGTACGGCGGATCTGCAACGGCGCGAGTTTTTACCACGTTGTAGCAGCCGCTTCGACCAACGCCGCGAACATCAAAGCAAGCGCGGGAAGGGTTCAAGGATGGTCGATTTTTAACGCCGCCGATTACCCGGTTTATGTGAAGTTCCACAACACAGCGGGAACGCCGACGGCGGGATCGGGCGTTGTTTATACGATCGGAGTGCAAGCGGGAACGCACGTAAATTTTGACGACGACGACGGACTCGCATTCGCGACCGGAATCGGAATCAGCATAACGAAACTGATCGCCGACGCCGACGCGACCGCCGTCGCCGCTTCGGACTGTGTCGTGAATGTCCATTACAAATGAAAAAACTAATCGTTCTTTTCCTGTTCATTGCGCTGGTAGTCGTCGCACAGCAAACCATTAACGTTGGCAAAATCGCCGGAACCGTCCCGTCTACCGCGGGAAAGTTCGACGTCAAAGCAGCCGACGGCGATATGTCGACGCTAGGCGCGAAGGCGGACGCGAAAAGCACCGCGACCGATACGACGTCCGTTTCCATAATGCAGGTGCTAAAAGAAATTTCAGCGATGGAGCAAGCACCGGCGTCGCGCGCCGTTACGAATGCCGGAACGTTTCAGGTCCAACCGGACGGAACGACCGCCACGACGACGAACGCCGCTTCGCGATGCACGCTCGTCTCCGCGGCGTCGACGAACGCGACCAATTGCAAGAACGGATCCGGGAACGTTTACGGATTCCGCTTCGTCAATACGACCGGAACGCTTTACTACCTTCGCATGTATAACCTTTCGAGTTCGCCGACGTGCAGTTCGGCGACCGGCTTTATTGAGTCGATCCCGATCCCGGCGAGCACGTCGGGCGCGGGCATTGTGATTATGGAACCGTTCGGCGAAGGGTATTCGACGGGAATCGGTTTTTGTTTTACGGGCGGCTCGAGTTCGACCGATAACACGAACGCCGCGACCGGCGTTTTCGGGTCAATTCTCTACCGATGAAACACGTTTTTTTCGTTCTCTTGCTCTTGCTCTTGTGCGTTCCGGGAATGGCGCAGATTGCTCGCGTGAGCGCAAATTGCACGGGAACTTCCAGTTGCACGACAACCGGGAACGCGACCGGCGATCTGGAAATCGCGATCGCGGGAAGGGACGGAAGTTCGACCGCGCCGACGACGGCGACCGGATGGACAAGCGTCGGGACAGCAACCATCAATGGAACGAGCACCGCCGACAGCGCGATCCGCGTCGCGTGCAAAGTAGCAACCGGCGCAAACGAAGCGTCGAACACTTTCACGAATGCGGACAAAGTTGTCGTCATGGTTTACAACGGACAGGCCGCCGGAAATACCGCGACTTGCGCGAGTGCAATTCTGGGAACGCCGTCGTTTTTCACTTCCACCGTAAACACGACGACGACGACCGAAACATTTAACGCGATCACCAGCAGCAATGCGGCGTCTTGGATTGTCGGTCTTGGATACTGTTCCGCCTGTACGGCGGGCATTGGGACCGCGCCAACCGGGATGGCGAACCGGAGTTCCGTTACCGGACCGCCAGCGGCGGGCGGACACGATACAAACGGGACCGCGGCGTCGTTCTCGTCGGCGAATGTCACACTGACAACCGCGGGCAGGATCCTAACGGCGACCGTCGAAATCAAGGCGGCATCCGCCGCCGATCCGACTTATGGCACGAACGGCGGAACCTTTGGAACGTCGGCGTCGACAACGATTTCGACCGCGACCGGAAGCGCGACGCTTTGTTACACGACGGACGGATCGACACCGGCGGCGGCGACCGCCGGGACGTGTTCGGCGGGTTCCACTTATTCAAGCGCGCTCACGATCACGACGAGCGGAACGACACTGAAAGCGCTTGCCACAAAAAGCGGTTTGGTAAACAGCGCGGTTGTAACAAGTACCGCATTTACGATCAATCGCTTTTTGCCAAGTCTGTCCTTGATGGGAATCAGCGGTCCGGGAAATTGCACCGCGGGCGGGCATACATACACGACGGCGTTTCCGACGGTCGAGAGTCCGTTGTCTGAGTGTCTGAGTTGGTTGAGCGGCGCGGGCACTGGTCTGGATTGGTCCAATATCAACGTGACGTCGGCGGCGGTTGCGAAAGGATCGCAATCGACTTCGAGCGGAGTCTTCGACGATTCGATCGCGCAAGTCGTCGGCACATGGAGCAACGATCAAGAGGCGAGCGCGACGACGCTTACCGGGACAACGAGCAACACGATCAGCAAAGAGCACGAATTGTTATTGCGGTTCTCGATCGGCGCTCACAGTTCGACCGGATATGAATTTCAATTCATCGGACAGCAAACCACGCCCGCGAACTGTTCCGTAAATATCGTGAAATGGAACGGGACGATAGGCAGTTTCACCACGCTAGGCGGCGGGACGCTCGGCGTCGGCGGTTCGGCGGTTTGTCTATCGAACGGAACGCGGATCCGGGCGACCGCGGTCGGAACGACGCTCACGGCATACGTTAACGATGCCATGGCCTACACCGTTACGGATGCGACTTATGCATCCGGCAACCCGGGCATCGGAACGTATCTGCAAGGCGTCGGCGGGACGCAAGATTTCGGATTTAGTTCGTTTTCGGCGACGGACACCGTCCTTCGCTTCGTGCAAGAGGCGTCGCACCACGACACAAGCGGAACGACAAGCGCGGCAACGCTTGGAACAAATACGACGAACAATAATTGCTTGTGGGCCGCGGCTTACTGGAACTCGACGAGCGCGACGGCTACGGTTGCGGGTTCGGTTGCCGGTTCATTTACTGCAATCGATTCGCCGACGAACGGCGCGGGCGCGTTGTCTACATACCGCGCACAAGCGTTTTACAAATGCGGAATAACCGGCGGCGCTGAGACGGTGACACTCACGACTTCGACGTCGCTTACTGATCATGCAATCGTGGTGCATGAATTTAGCGGCGTGACGACACTCGATCAGCATCCGAGCGGGAAATCAGCAGCGTCCGCGACCTTGAGTTCGAACAGCGCGACGACGACGACGGCGCGGGAATATCTTCCCGCCGCTTGCGTGATCGGCGGCTCGAGTCCGCTAGCTACTTCGCCATGGACGGCGCGCGATGTAACAGCGAATTTTGGCGGGAACATTTCCGCCGACTATGTAGTTACGGCGACCGGATCTTATGCGTTCGCCGGTTCGCAGAGTCCGTCAAGTGATTTCATTTGTCTTTTGAGCACATTCCAATAAAACAAAAATGCTTCTTGCTCTAAGAAGTCTCTATGAGTCGGCGGGTTCGGCGATTACAGGGACCGCCACGACTGCACAAGCGGCGCAGTCGGACGCTCTAAGCGGCGCGCTCGAATTTACCGGGACAGAAACCAGCGCGCAAGCCGCGCAATCGACCGACGCATCGGGCGCGCTCACGTTCACCGGGACCGAGACGTCGGCACAAGCCGCACAAACGGACGCTCTAAGCGGATCACTCGAATTTACCGGCACGGAAGCGAGCGCACAGGCGGCGCAATCGACCGCGGCGTCCGGATCCGAGACTTTTACGGGAACCGAGACGTCGGCGCAAGCCGCACAGTCGACCGCGGCGTCGGGCGAAGAAACCTTCGCCGGAACTGAGACAAGCGCGCAAGCGGCGCAATCGGACAGCGCATCCGGCGCGGAAACGTTCACCGGCGCGGAAACCAGCGCACAAGCACAAACGGACGCTCTAAGCGGCGCTCTCGAATTTTCTGGAACAGGGGCGACGGCGCAAGCGGCGCAAAACGACGACGTCATCGCGACAACTGGTTACGACGGCACGGTCGCGAGCGCGCAAGCTGCACAGTCGGACAGCGCATCGGGCGCGGAAACGTTTACGGGATCAATCGCGACCGCACAGTCGCAATCGACGGCGGCATCGGGCGCGGAAACGTTCACCGGCACAGCGACGACCGCACAAGCCGCACAGAACACAATCGCCAGCGACGCAAGCGCGGTTACCGGCTCGATCGAGACTTCGCAAGCTGCACAGTCGGACACGGCGACCGGCGCGACAGTAGAACAGCAAGCGGGCGGATCGGCGGGACGTCAACGTCGACGATCAACCTACAATCCGCCGCGGATCCCGCGTCCATTGTCCGCGCCGCCTGAGATTATTCCGGCAATTTCCGGGACCGCTCGGACCGGGCAAACCTTGCAACGGTCGACCTTGCTCGCGAATTTGCATTTCGTCGGCGAGCACGAACAATTCCAGCAAAGACAAACCACCGCGGGATTCGGCGAAGTCGTCGACGTCGAACTCGAATTGCTTACAGCGATCATGCTCGAAGTCGCCTAAGGAGAATTATTTATGAAATTTAAAGACTTGAAATTGAATCTTACGAAGTCGATCACGGAAAAAGGCGAGTTCGAAGGCTATGCGTCGACCTTTGGAAACGAAGATCTCGGCGGCGACGTCGTCGAAAAAGGCGCGTTCACGAAGACGATCAGCGAAAACAAGAACGTTCCGATTCTCTGGGGACACAATATCCGGGAAGTGATCGGAGTCAACAAAGACTTTTCCGAAGACGCGAAAGGTTTATTCGTCAAAGGACAATTGATCCTCGACGTGCAACGCGCCCGCGAGACGCACGCTTTGATGAAAGAAGGCGCAGTCAAAGGCTTGTCGATCGGTTACGACGCGATCCGCGTTGACTACAGCCGCGCGAAAGAAGGCGTCCGGATCATCAACGAAGTAAAACTCTATGAGTATTCCGTGACAGCGTTTCCGATGAACGAGGCGGCGCAAGTTACGGACATCAAGAGCGCGGAAGATGCAACGCGCGCCATAAATGAACTGCTACTCATAAAAGATTGCACGAACGTCGATCATGCTTTGATCGATGCCGCGATCCAAAAACTTTCGTCACTTCGCGCCGCGAAAGCACTCGAAGCCGACAAGCACGGAAACGACGCGCCGGAACTCTTCCACCCGTCGTTAGAAAAGCTCGACAGCATTTCAAAAATCTTACGAGGGGTTTAAAGCAATGGAAATCAAAGATATGGAAACTAAACTGAGCGGCATTGAAGCCGATCTCAAAACCTTTTTCGCAAAACACGCCGAAGAGTTCAAGGCGACCGGCGCGTCGTCCGCCGAAACCAAAGCCGCACTCGAAAAACTTGGCGAAGACTGGAAAGAATGTTCTTCGCGCTTGCTCGCGGTCGAGCAAAAGATCGTCTCGCGCAACGATCCGGGCGCAACCGAAGTAAAGAGCGTCGGCGACTTGATGGTCGAATCCGAAGGTTTCAAGGCAATGGCGAAAGGTGCGAACCGTTCCGGACAAATCAAAGTCGGATCGTTCCACAAAACCGCTATCGTCAATGCAACCGGACAGAATCAACCGCTCGTCCCAGATATGCGCGTTCCGGGAATCATGGGGCCGGGACTTCGCCGTCTAACCGTCCGCGATTTGATGCCAAATTTACGGACGTCTTCGAATCTCGTCCAGTTCGTGCGGGAACTTCTCTTCACGAATAACGCAGCATCGCAAACCGGCGGCTCGCCGAACTCTGGCGAGAACGTCGCAAAACCGGAATCGGCGCTGACGTTCGAAATGGAGAACGCGCCCGTCGAAACCATCGCGCACTGGATCCCGGCGTCGCGTCAGATCTTGGACGATGCGCCCGCACTTTCCGCTTACATCAACTCGCGTTTGCTCTTTGGTCTGAAACTCGAAGAGGAACGTCAATTGTTGCTCGGAAGCGGATCCTCGAATAACTTGTCCGGACTGGTAACGGAGGCGACCGCGTACGACACGGCGCGAACCAACGTCGCGACTGATACGTTTATGGACGTAATCCGTCACGCGATCACACAGGCGGAAGCGTCGTTCTTCGACGTCGACGCGGTCATTCTTAACCCGCAGGATTGGGAATCGATCGAATTGACGAAGACGAGCGGATCCGGCGCAGACGGGCGTTACATCTTCGCAAACCCGCAATCGATCGCAACTCCGCGACTGTGGGGGAAGACCGTTGTCCCGACGTATGCAATGCCGCGATCACAATTCCTCGTCGGCGCGTTCGCACTCGCCGCGGCGATCTGGGATCGAGACGACGCAACCGTCGAAGTAAGTCGCGAACATTCGGATTTCTTTATTCGAAACATGGTCGCGATCCTTGCGGAAGAACGGTTAACTTTGACCGTTTATCGTCCGTCGGCGCTCGTTTATGGCGGGTTCCCGTACGGAAGCTAGAATTTAAACGCGCAGCAACAAAAAGCAGGCTGGTTGCCAAACTTGGGCGGGCGCTTTCGGGTTCCCGCCCGATTTTTAAAAACACATGGAAACAGAAAAAAGAATTCGAGTGCAAATGACGAAGCGTGATCAGAATCGCCAAGCGGGAAGGTTCTACAACCTACCGGCACCGGAAGCGCGGCGATTGATCGAGATGGGAAAGGCCGTCGTCGTTCTCGGACCATCTGAGACGAAGCCGATCGAACCGGGCGAAACGAAACTGATTGAACCGGGAACGAGACGAAGTAAAAAAAAACGGATCTCGGCGGACTCCGAATCCTGATTGCGATCAAAACTTGCCACAAATACCGTCATCGCGCCGATGCTCAACGAAGAACATGGATTCCCGACGTCGAGGGATGCGATCTCCGATTCTTTCTTGGCCGGTTGGAAGGCTATCAACCGCGGGCGGACGAAATCGTGTTGGATGTCGCGGACGATTACTTATCTTTACCGGACAAAACTCGGGCAATTTGCAAGTGGGCTATTGATCAAGGCTTTGATTACATTTTTCAGTGTGACGATGACGTTTATCTTCGGCCTGAGCGATTGCTTGATTCGGGTTTTCAATCCTTCGATTACGTTGGACGACTTCGCGGTCCTAGCGGGAAATATCCCGCGCCGTATTGCTCGGGTTTTTCTTATTGGCTCTCGCGAAAGGCGATGCAAGCCGTGATCAATGCGCCATGGAACGGCGATACCGCCGACGATCGATTCGTCGGAAACGTCTTGCAAGACGCTGGAGTCGTCGGCGCACTCGACGAGCGTTACCAGATCACGCAAATAAACGAAGCGCTTCCGCCCGGCTACAAAGGCGATTTCGCTCGCGAGGACGAAATGGTAGGTAACGCCGTTTATGGCGCGGGACTTCGCGGCGCGGCAGACTACCGTTACAGGTTGATCAGCGCTTTCCAAAAGTCCGATTTGCCGAATACCGAAACGCCGGGCGACGGACCGCGGGAAGGAAACGACATCATTTCCGCGTGCGAGTTCGAGCCGCAAGCGATGGAACGCATTCACCGCCAGTTTTTACAGTTCATGGGATCCCCGCGACCGTTACTTCCGGACGGCGAATTTTCGAGCGTTTGCGTTCTGATCAAAACCTTTTTGCGCGACCGCCATCTCGAGGAAACGATCCGCGGTTTGCAAATGCGCGTCCCGGAAATCAAGATCGTTGTCGTCGACGACGGCGAAGACACAAACCGGAAAATTCAACTCGCGCAACGCTTGCGCGATCAAGGGCATGTTTATATCTGGTTGCCGAAAGACTCGGGATTCGGCGCGAAAGCAAACGCCGGGATCGCGGCTTGCGATCGCCCGTTTGTGCTGATCGGATCGGACGACTTCGATTTCAACGAAGGATTATTCGTTCGCCGCGGGATCCGCTCGATGCTCACAGTCTTAAACAGTCGTCCCGAGATCGCGGTCGCGTCCGGGCGCGTCGACAATATCCCGTATGAGTTTCTGTTAGATCTGGGTGACGACTGGGCACAGATGAAACGCGGACACCGCGGAAACGGATCCGTCGGTCCGGTTCAATACCAGTTGTGCGATTTGACCGTTAATTACTCGCTGATCAGGCGCGAAGTTTTCGACGTCGTTTCATGGGATGGCGACAAGGATTCTCCGAAAATAGGTGGCGGCGAGCACGGCGCTTTCTATGTCGACTTAAAGCGCGCCGGATTCCAAGTCGCTTACGTCGTCGGCGTAAATATCAATCAATTGAAACGGATCAAACCGGATCCGCGCTATTTAGAAATGAGAATGCGCGCGCTCTCGCCTGAGCGTCCGTGTTACTTGCGGCGCGGGATCAAACACTTTCGAAATCCGGAAGGCATTTGTGAAATGTGCGGAACAAGATGCGCAACGGAAAATCGCCCGGCAACGATTCAATGAACGAACACGACGAACGGGAAATCATCCAAGAGGCAAGCGGGCGGCTCGCGAAGTTCGAAGGGATGCGGCTTTTGATTGGCGTCGTTAGTTGCGCGCGCGATCGCGAGTCTCACGAACTGATCAGACAAACATGGGCGAAGGACTCGCCGGTCGCGGTCCGTTTCTTTGTCGGTCGCGATTGCCCGACAACTGAGATCGACGAAATCGCGCTCGACGTCCCGGACGATTGGAACGGACTACCGGCAAAGGTGCAAGCGGTTTGCCGATGGGCGCTCTTTCACGGCTATGACTTCTTGTTTAAATGTGACACTGATTCTTACGTCTCGATTGCTAGACTCTTGGCATCGGGATTTGAGCGCTGGCATTACATGGGCGGATGCGGCGAAAGCGAAAATGTATATCCCGACTCCTGTTTTCCCGCCAACGGCGGAGGTTATTTCCTCAGTCGGCGCGCCTTGTCCTTTCTCGCGGAACATATGAATTTGGGACTCGGTAAAAATTGCGAAGACTGGTGTGTCTTTTTGTCGCTTATGCGAGGCGCGTCGATCTTCGTGCACCACGACGCGCGCTTCCGGGCGAACCGACCGGAACCGGGACAGGGTCCGAGCGCGGATAACGACTTCGTAATCTTGCACGACGCGGGCGAACACTCGCTCCGAAATCCCGAACGAATGATCCGCGCACACGAAGCGGCAACGGAGTTGGTTTTTTGAAACCCCTGATCGCGGTTCTCACTTGTTGGACGTTCGAGGTGAACGGACACAATGACGCGCTTCGCCGCACATGGTTGAAAGACGCGAAAGGTTTATTCGATTACAAGTTCTTCGTCGGGACCGGGCAAGGCGCGGAAGCCGCGGCGCTTCCACCGGACACAGTCTTTTTGCCGGACGTCGACGACGGACAGGGCGCGGTTACATACAAGCTACGCGCGGCGCTTCGCTGGGTTTGCGAGCGCGATTATGAGTTCGTTTACCGATGCTTCCCAGATACCTACGCGCGCCCGGAACGACTTCTCACTTGCGGATTCGAGGCGCACGACTATCACGGCGACTTCCGCGGCGAACATGCAACGCCCGACAACTACCCGTCGGGCGGTCCGGGAAACTTTATGTCGCGCCGCGTTATGGAACTCGCGCTCGACGCACCGATCGAGGGACCGGGCGCAGACGGAAAACACACACGCGTTTGGCCGTATGCCGACGATCTTTGGTTCGGGCAAGTCTTGAACTGGCATCGCGACAAAGGTTTCCGATATTTCGACGATTCTCGCTTTATCAACCGCGGATCCCGAGCCGTCGGTCCGCTCAAGACAAACTCGATCGTCGCGACGCATCTTTCCTGTCCCGACTACCCGAAACCTTACTCGCCGGGAATTATCGCGCACATGCTCGACCGGCATCGCGCATGGTTGGCGTCGCAATGAATACCGCAACAATGGCTCGCCAGATCGCCGCGGAAGCGATCGCAATCGAACCGGGAAACCAGAACGAAGGCGAGTTCTCGGAATTGATCGCAATGCTACTGACGACGAACCCGATGCGAAACGTCATGGAAATCGGGACGGAACGCGGTTGCTCGTTCTATGCGTGGTGCAAGGCAAGCGCGCCCGACGGCGTGAAGATCTCGCTTGATTGGGGATGGGGCGCGAGCGGGACCGGCAATTTCCGGACCGCAGAAGCGCGCGCGGAACGCGATAACCGTTTGCTCGGATACGCGAAGAACGTTTATCGCATCGAAGGCGATTCGCACTTGCCGGAAAACCGAATGCGCGTTCAATCGATCTTGCACGGCGAACCGCTCGATTTCCTTTTTATCGACGGCGATCACTCGGAAGCGGGCGTCCGGCAAGACTGGGAAATGTACGGACCGCTCGTTCGACCGGGCGGAATCGTGGCATTTCACGACATCAAGGAATGTGAGTACCACACGCGCGCCGGTTGTTTCGTTCATAACTTTTGGAACGGTTTGACCGGCGTCCGCAAAAGCGAATTGATCTCGCGCGAGCATGTTTGGGGCGGGATCGGAGTTGTGTTTCCAAGTTAACAAACCACAAACGGAGGAACTAGCGAAATGAGCACAGGAATCACGGGCAGGATCACGAAGTCTTTTTCTTTGGGCGGGACGAGCGTTTCGATCCCGAGCGATTCTCAAACCGCCGACACCATGGTCAAACTCGAAACGACCGTGTCACCGGCAACAACGAACTTTCACCGCATCTTGCAGGTTCCCGCGGCGCTGATCAAGATGATGTCGATCACGTCCAACAAGGCCGTTACCATTAAAACGAATTCGTCGGGCGCGCCGGATCAGACGCTCTCAATCGGCGCAAATCAAGGTTTGGTTTGGTCGATTACGGATGTCGCGACGATCCCTTGCCCGATCACGGACGATATAACCGACGTTTACATCTCTAACGCGGGCGCGGACGAAGCGGACGTGAAATTCAATTTCCTGATCGATCAACCCGGCGTCGGAAGCTAGGTTCTCGTTTCGGGCGTTTCTCCGTGGAAGTGGGAGCGGCTTTCGGGCCGCTCTCGCTTTTATAAAAGGAACTATGTCAATTACTCTTTGCGAACTCGACGACTTGAAAGGTTGGCTCGGACTTGAGGACGACAACACGGAAGACGACGTACTCAACCGACTGATCGAATCGACTTCCGCGGACTTTCTTCGCGAGATCCGGCGTCCCGATTTCGCACCAACCGCGGAATTTACGGACCGGATCCCCGGATCCGGATCGTCGGAACTATTTCTCAGACACTACCCGATACAGGAGATTTCGAGCGTCTTCGTTAACGGGACGGAAATCGAAGAGTCGTTCGACGGAATCACCGCGCCCGGTTATTTCTTCGACGATCAGGCAACGCCCGAAGACCGGCAGAAAATTATTCTCGTCGGTTCGGTCTGGGCGCGCACTTGTTACGGGATCCCGAACGTCGTCGTCGAGTATGACGCCGGTTATCCCGCCGACGAGATCCCGCCCGACGTGACGCAAGCGGTTATCGAATGGATCGGATGGAAGCGCGGTTACTCGCAATTACAGCAACAAAATCAGGCCGATGTTACTTGGCAGCAATTGGGCGAGTATCAATCGGCATTCTCCGCGGGCAAGGCAACTCTACAGGCAAGCGCGTTCTCGACGCCGCAAAGCGTCGGCGACGTGCTCGCAAAATATATGAAGGCGCGCGAGTTCTAACATGCTCGACACGTTCGATCGCCTTCTCAAATCTCATTGTTCGATCTGGAAAAAAGGCGGGACCGGCGTCTTTGATCAGTACGGACACGAATCGCAACAATTCATTCTCTTAGTCGATAACGTTGCGTGTTGGGTGACGCCGCGCGCCGGGAAGGAACTCGAGTCCGAGGCCGCGTTCGGAATCCAAACGCACACGTTCTTTATGCGTCCGCAATTTGTCGACGACGATCAACGCCCGCTCGATATTCATCATTGGTTGCAATTGAATCGCGTTGGACTGTTCGACGGAACGGAACGGATAATCATCGATCCGCCGGACGCGGAACAGGGGCAACTCTACAACATAGTGAACATAAAAGATCCGGGAATGTTAGGTCATCATTTGGAAGTACAAACGAAACTCATCGAACCGTAATCATGCCGATCCGCGGCGACAAACAAGTCGTCAAGTTTATCGATCACTCGAAAGAAGCGCGCGCGAAAATCTTCGATATTGTCATGGAAGCGACGACGGATGTTTTCGTCGACGAGATCGCGCCCGCGGCTCGCGCACTCTCGCCCGTCGGCGACCAACCAGTCCGCGAAGGCGAGAAACGCAATCGCGATTCGATCGAAGTCAAAGTGTTTGGCACGAAAAAGGGACCGGGCGCGAAGATCTATACCACGTCGGGACACGGCGGATTTCTCGAAATGGGAACGAAGAAAATGGGACCGCAACCCTACATTTACCCGGCGGTTCAAGGGAACTTGCAAAAAATCCCCGAGCGCGTGAGAGATCTCACGGACGCGGAAAAACTAGAGAAACCGAAATTAAATGGCGACGCCTGACGCGAATCTTTTGGTCCGCACTTGGCTCTTGACGCCGTTCCTTGCGATCGACGGCGAAGGCGTAACGAATCCCGTTCTCGATCTGATCGGTCCGGATCGCGTTTGGGCGGGCGCATTACCGGAGGGATTTGATCCCGGCGCAGGTCCGGGAATTACCGTCGTCCGCGGCGGCTCGGGAATGACGTCGGGCGGGCGACCAAACCCCGAGATCCCGGATCTCGTAAGCGCTCACGTTCAAATCCGTGTATGGGCCGAATTGAACGAGTTCCAAGTCGCAAACACAATTTATCTGGCGATTCGGGAATGGATGCACGCGCGGAACAATATCGTTTTCGAGGATATCGGCTATTTAATGCAATCGGTCGAAGTCGTCGAAGGGATGGACGTCCGGGATCCGGAAACAGGTTTTGCAACTGTAATTTGCTTTTTTGATTTGTTGTTACACAACTAATTCAGCGAGGAGAAAAACCATGGGTGACGTAGCAAACGTTGTTTCAGGTCCGGCGAAATTATTCGTCGCGCCAGTCGGGACCGCGATCCCGAACCTTACCGGGAACGTTTCGGCGTTCGCGGCATTTACCGACGTCGGGTTTACGGACAAAGGCGTCGAATTTGATTACTCTGCAACCGACAAGGACATCGAAGTCGACGAGCTTACATCGCCGGTCGACATCCTGATCGATAAGGAAAAAGTAGAAATTAACGTCGTGCTCGCGGAAACTACGCTCGAAAATCTTTATTTCTGCATTTCGGGCGGGACGCTGGCATCGGCGACCGAGTTAACAGTCGGCGGCAAAGTTCGCCCGTCCGAATTTGTTCTCGGAATCCATGGACCGGGACCGAACGGCGGAACTCGTCAAATCATCGTTTACCGGGCGATGCCGCAAGGAAATCCGAAGGTGCACTGGCAGCGCAACGATAAAACCATGTTCGCGGCAAAGTTCCGCGGACTGGCGGACTCGACGCGCGCGGACGGTGCGAACATCTGCGGGATCGAAGATTTCGGAACATAGTCGAAATCGAACAGTCGACTAGTCGTTCTCGAATAAAATTTATTCTCGCTGAAAGGATCTCCAACCGTGCCAAACCCGCGGTCCGATGCCGATCAACTAGCGCGGTCGCCGATTAAAGTCACCCTCGGCGATCGCGTTTATGATTTGCCATGTTTGCGCGTGAAAGCGTCGCACGACTGGCGAAAGAAACTCGTCGAAGCAATGGCGCCGCTCGTCGGCGCGTTTGATCCGGCGAAAAGTGCAACGTCGAACAGTGTTGCGGAAGGGCTTACCGGCGCGTTGATTGCGTTTCCTGAGATCGTCGCCGGTCTGATCTTCGCCTATGCTGGCGACACTCTCAAGAAAGACGAGATCGAAGCGGAAGCAACCGACGAGCAACTGGCGGCGGCGTTCGCGGCGATTATGCAAGTCGCTTACCCTTTCTTGCCGTCGATGAAAACGGCGACGACCGCGGCGATGGCGAGCACGCGGAACCCGCAACCGACGGCGAGGTTTACGAACTGATTCTCGCCGACTACGGAATCCCCCCGTGGATCGTTAACGAAGAATTTACGCCGGAAATGCTTCACTTGATTGTTGTTTGCCGCGACCGGCGGATCCGCGAAATAAACGCACAACTCGACCAAATGGACAACCGCCGACGGGAACCAGCATCGCGGCGAGTTTCAAGCGAAGAACTGCTCGCACGAATGCGGATCGATCCCAAAAAGCACATGACCGAACGGAAGGCGCAATAAATGGCGATCAAAGCGGGCGATGTCGTTTATGAGTTTCTAGGCGACTTATCAAATCTCGACGAGAGTTTCGACAAGGCAAAAGAGACCGGCGAGAAATGGCAAGACGAAGTAAAGGGACTCTCGCAGGAACAGGCGGACGCGCAATCGAGACTTTGGTCGGAACCCGCGAAAGCGGCGGAAGACGCCGGAAAGAAAGTCGTCGAAGTCGCTGCAAGTACCGCGGCGTCTGCGACCTCGGCAACCGCGCAAGCGGTCGCGGCAACCGCGCAAGCGGCGACCGGAACCGCGGCGGTCACGTCGTCGGTTACCGAACTAAGTCTCGCGGCGCAAGTATTACCCGGCGTTTTCGCGGGCGCTTTCGGCGTCGCCGTCGTTCTAGGTTTCCTTGAAGTTCTAGGCGCGGGTCTGTCCGCTTTCTATGCTTGGCAAACTTCGACGCTTGAATTTGCCGCATCTTGGGAAAAGGTTCAGCGCACTTTTTTCGAAACCGATCAGTCGTTACAAAACGGGATCGACAAGGAAAAACAAAAACTCATTGAATTAACGCAAGGCCCGGTCGCCGCTCTTGAATTCGGTTTGAAGCACATGGGCGACGGCGGCGTCGACGCTTTCAAAGCGCTTGACAGGGAAATGCAAGCAGTCTTGAAAGATCTCGACCTCTTGACGTCGGGATTTATCGGGAAACTCGACGTGTTCGTCGGATCGGGCGGAATCGCGACCGAAGATATTAAAGAATCAATGGCGACGCTTTCGAAACTGATGCGCGAAGCGGCGGCGGAACGTCCCGGCGATCCCACCGCGGCACTTGCGAAAGGACTCGACTTTACAACACAAAAAATTATCGGAATGAATGTCGCGATCGGCGGCGTCGACAAAGCTCTCGACAATACTTTCAGCCAAGGCGCGGCAACGAAAGGACTCGAAGCGGAGCGCGAAGGCTGGATCGCCGTCACGTCCAGCATCCAAAAACAAATCGAAACGTTGCAATTGCACGGGAAAGTTTTACAACAGGAGGAAGCGAAGAAAGCAGCCGATCAAGCCGCGGGCATAGCAAAAGGCGCGATGGAACAACAACTCGCGCAAATCGAGTTATGGAAAGCAACGCAGCATCAAGCCTATGAAGAGGGAAAAGTGTCCGCGGCGGACTGGGGAGTCGCGCAAGTTCGAGCGGCGCAAGCGGCGGCCATAGCACATGAAGATTATCAGCAACGACTAATTACGATTTATGCCCGATCCGGGCAAGTCATCAAAGCGCAAGCCGCACAGCAAGAACTCGCGACGCTCGCGACCAAGAATCAGGCAAAAGAAACCGAAGTTCTGGCGGCGGCGATGGAAAAACACCGGACCGCTACACAGAAAGTTATTCAGGAATACGCGACGTTACTTTCGGGCGCGATCAACAAAGAATCGCAAGCGGCGATCAATCTATTAAATGAGCGCGTCAAGGCGCAGCAAGCGGCGATCGACGGCGAAGTTCAGGCGGAACAGGCGGCGGCGGATCAAAAAGCGATCATCTTAAAAACGCAATACGATCGCGGCTTGATTACCGCACAGCAATATTTAGAACAGTTAAAAAAGCTCTATGCCGACGAAGTGCAAGCGCTCGTTGCGATGCTCAACCGGAAACAGCAACTCGTTATTATCGAAGCGCAAAACGAGGCGAGGCGGCGCGGGCAAACCCTTACCGATGCGCAAGCGAAGGAATTGAAAGGCTATCAGGATATTGAGAACAAAAAGGCGGCGATACAGGCCGACTTCGATAAAAAGTTTCTCAAGACTCAAGATCAGGTTACGACGCGACAGGCGAAGCAATACCAAACCATAGGGAAACTGCTCGACGACTACGCGAAGAAATTGCGCGCGTCCCATACGGAATTGACCGGATTCGGGAAAGCCGCGGAAGCGACGTTGAACGGAGTAACGGACGCATTTGGATCAGCGATTTCCGCTTGGCTCTCGGGACAGGCGAGTTTCGGGCAAGCGATGGAACAGGCGCTCGCACAATACCTGATCCAAGTCGCTTCGAAAGCGGCGATCGACGCGCTTTACTTCACCGCTTGGGGGATTGCTGACCTGTTTTGGAATCCGGCGCGAGCGGGCGCGGACTTCGCGGCGGCGGGCGAATTTGCGGCGATCGCTGGCGTCGCGGGCGCGGCGGGTAAGGCACTCGCGGGCGCATCGAGCGGCGGCGGCTCGAAAGACTCGAAAGACTCGACCGGCACAGCAAGCGGCGCGGCGAACCCGGCAACGCAACCGGCACAGAATCCGGTTACGGTACAGAACACGGCGCGACTCGCGGAAGGCGGACTCGTCACGCGAGCGACGGCGATCGTTGCGGGCGATGCGCGAGGCGGCGGCGACGCCGCGGAAGGCGTCTTACCACTTACGAACCCGCGGGCGATGCGCGCGATCGCGGCGGCAATTACCGATCACATGGGCGGCGCGGGCGGCGATCACTATCACATAAAAGGCGACGTGATCGATCACACGCAATTGATCCGACGGGTAAGTCGACAAGTGAAGCGCGGCAAAGGACGCTTGACGTCCGCAAATTCTCTTCGCTTAACGAGACGTTCATAAATGGCACTCGACGACACTTTCCCGAAAATCGTTTATCAGGGCGTAACGTTGCTTTTCTCTTATCCCCCTGTAATGAAGGCGCAAACCAACAAACGAAGCGCGCTTCGTCACGACTCGGTTACGCTTTCCGGTTTGCGGCAAAGTCTTTGGTTCCGGACCGATCAGTTCTTCGAAATGCAACTCGACTTCGTTCCGCAAGCGGACATCGAAGACTGGGCGACGTTCATCGAATACGCTTTGCAGGGCGGCGACTTCGCTTACTATCCGGACCGAACGCAAGCCGACTTCGTTTCGTTCTTGTTGGAAGATACCGATTGGGATCCGAAGTTCGCATTTCGTAATATGGACAAATTCACTTTGACGCTTCGCCTGTTTGTCGAATGATCACGCCGCCTAGTCTCTGGAGTACCGTCAATTCGTTTCACAATAAAGCCCCCGTCTTTCTCGTCGAGATCGAAACTTATGGTCGATCTTTTACAAACGTCGAGATCGGGTTCGGCGGGTCCGTGCCTTGGCTCGTTTCGCTCGAAGATCTCGCGTTAACGATTTCGGATCTCGACGGCGGCGCGGATCTCGCGGAGTTTACATTCGTCGTTCAAGACCGCGGGCGCGTGATCGTCGCCAGTATGCCGACCTTCACATTCGAAGGGAAAGCAGTCACGTTAAAGACTGGTTTTCAGGGAATCGCGGTTACCGATTATGTGACGCTGTTTACCGGGCGCATCGATCAAGTCAATTCCGTAAACGGCGGTTTAGAGTGGCAGTTCGTATGCTCCGACAATTCCATCTTGCTCGAACCCGCGGTTTATTTGACCGGCGACGACGGGCGACCAACCGACGGCGATCACCGTAAAACTGTGATCGGTCATCCACTCGACATCCTCGAAGCGATCCTCGTCGATCATCTCGAAATCGATATCGGGCTTATTAACCTAACGCGCTTGCACGCATACCGCGACGGGATCTTCGACGGGTTCGAGTTCTCGTTCTCGCTCGATACGCCGCCGAACGCAAAAGATTTTATCGAAGCGGAGTTAATGAAGCCGCTCGGCGGTTACATGTGGGTGAATAATCTCGGGCAGTTTGATTTCAGTTTCTTCTATCCGGAATCGGATGCGTCGGTCCGGACGTTGACCGAGGCGGTTACTTTCGAAATCCCCGACGTCTTGCAATCCGATCTCGTCAACTCCGTGCGTTTCCGCTTCGATCACGTCGAGGACACGGAAGGGAACACTTCGTCCGCCGATTTTCTGGCGGAATCGATCAACAATTTCGCGCTCTCGATCGACCGTTACGGACTGACCGGCGAACAAATCATCGAATCGAAGGGGATGCGGTCCGGACTTGCCGGTTTCCTTTTGGCGAAGATAATCTCGCGCCTGATCGTGTTCCGTTACGGTTTGAAAAACTTGCGAATCGAAACCATGCCGTTCACTTGGACGGAATGCATTCTCGAACCGGGCGACGTCGTGACGCTGGAAAACTCGTCGATCCCGGACCGCGAGGCGGGCGCGATCGGCATCTCAAAGAAACTTGTCGTGCTCGATCGTAATTGGCGGTTCATGGACGGCGTCGTCGAATATACGTTGATCGATGGGAGCTATCTCGACAAGTTCAAAGCCTACTTGATCACGACGGACGGACAGGCGGATTACACCGCGAGCGATTCAGCGCATCAACTGAGCGATATGTTTCTTTGTAACGACTCGAATCAATACTCGACCGGCGCACCGGGCCATACTCTCGCATGAGTCTGACTCTTTCCCAGATTCCCGGATTCTCGGATCTTTCAAACGCTTCGCTCGAAGCGGGCGACATCGCGCACTCGATCCATTTAGCAAAGATCGACTCGAACGGAAATTTCGGCGTCGCGCGAACAGAAATCTTTACGGGATTTTTCACGAACGGGCAAACCGTACCTTTGCCGACGTCGCCGATCGACGGTTACAACTATTCCCGATCGGAATTAATGTACGCATGGGCGACGGGATCGACTTTCAATTACGCGACGGGATCGATCTCGGGAACGGACGCGCTTTGGTTCGCCGCTTGGGGCGTCAATCAGTCGACCGGACTCGTTTCCACTTTCGAGGCGTATCGCCGCTCTGGCGATCATTCTGATCCGACGCAATCGAACGACGGCGTTTTGTTTGTTTACGTGATCGCACAGCGTCAGAATAACGCGATCATTATCGCGACGCCGCCGACGTTCACGGATCTGGGAAGTTATGCGTCCGACGATCCGTTTAACGAATCACTCGCGCAAGCGCTCAACGACAACTCGAAATTCTCGATCGTCGCGAGCGAAGTTATTTACATGGGCGAGTTCGTCGACGGCGGAACTGTTCCGCAACCCGTTTCCCTGCTCGACGGGCACACTTACGCTTACGCGAACGTCAAGTTTATGGCGTCGTGGCGTTGGACGGCGTCCGGCTCGAGTTTCGCGCAACCGGATTCGACCGTCGAGCAACTGGGACCGATGCAATGGTCGATCAATGCCGGAACAGGCGCGGTCGACATTACCGTCCAATACTCGATCGATGGCGGCGAGAACGTCACCACAAAAGCAAACCATGGGCGAATTTCTGTAATCGCGTTTTGCGATCGACTGAGCGGCGTCACACTCTCGCCCGCGGCGGACGACTTTGTCGAGATCGATTCCGACTTGTTTCTACCGGGCGAACCGCTTCGCGCATCGACGATCAATCAAATGATCAAGAATCAGGAGCAAGCGGTTTGTACTCCTGAATTTTTCGGACCGACTGATTACGGCGACGGTGACACGATCTCGCTTCCGACTTCGCCAGTCGACGGATACAACTACGCGCGGAATGAAGTTATCTATGTCTGGGAATGGAACGACACGACGCCGAACACCGGCACGCACTTACGCATTGCGTCATGGGCCGCGGTTGTCGATCAGGCGACGGGAACGGTCGATCTCAAGATCTGGCGCGTCCCGCCCGGATCCGCGTTCGACCAAACGGACGGGTTCGGTTCGATCAAGGTTGTCACGGTTGGCATCCGGCAACGCGCGGCGTCGGTCGCAATCGATCCAACCGCGCCGCCGTCGGCGACGGGCGGATCGCCGCCGTCAACCGATGATCCGTTCGCGGATGGCGCACCACGACGCGGCGACATCTGGCGATTCAATCTCTATAACGATGCGAAATGGGATCTCGCAGCAGCGCCGATCCGTTGCGTTTACTGTATGGGCGGAACGACGACGCTTTTAAACTTCGGCGGCGTCAATCAGCTAGGAACCGCGAGCGCGCCGTTACCGCACGGTGACAACGATTGCACGCCAACCGATTTCAGCGCCGCGGCGTCCGGCACGACGGTGACGCGCATCGGCGCGACGCAATTAGTCAACGGAAATGGCGGACTCGTCCCGCCGAACACGATCCATCGGTATTCGAATTACTGGAAGCCGACGTCGACGTCGAGCGTTCGTTACTGGTTAGGACTCGCGCAAGCGCTCGCACTCAATACGGCGTTCTTCGCGTCCGACACTCCGAATACAATTTACGCCGCGTTTCGTTACAGCGCGGGCGTCGATTCCGGTTGGCAAGCGGTCGCGGGAATCTCGAACGCGGCTTTTACCGTGGTAAGTACCGGCGTCGGATTCGATTCAACACAGGCGCACTTATTCGAGATCGCCGTCGAGCAATCGACGTTTTATTTCTATATCGACGGAATTCTCGTCGCGACCATCTCGTCGAATACGCCCGCATCGACGGCACGACTCGCGCCGTTTTGGTGCGCGGATAATAAGAATCTGGCGGCTACAACCGCCGCTACTCACTATTGGATGTCGCTATCGCTGAAATGTTCGGTTTGAGGATAAACAGGAAATGACGGACGAAGAACGACGCGAGAAATGCAATTGTGGTGCTGTGAATTGTGTTAACGCCGAATGCTCGACGAGTTGCGCGAGTCGCTGTTTGTGCGTCGGCGATTCGGTTAATCCCGAATGTCCGGTTCATGGAACGCCGCCCGAATAAATGGTCCGTATAGTTCTGGGTCTTTTGTTGCTCGTCTCGCTCGCCGGTTGCGCGAAGAAACCCGTCAAGACTTCCGCGCCTGTCCCGCCCGCGCCGATCCCCGCGCCTGTCCCTGTCCGACGCCGACCTTTGAAAACTGGCGATATCGTGCTCGTCAATTGCGAGCCGTCCGGGCGCCATAGGTGCGATTGCCGGGATCCCCACACGACGATTTCGACGACGGGCGGCGCTTCGTATCAAGTCATTGAATGCAAAAGCTCAAAGAAGTAGCACGTCAGTAACGTCGAACAAAGGGCGAAACTCTGGGAGGATTCCGCACATGCAAAGATTCGGTTTGTTCGGTTTTATGCTCGCATTGCTACTCGCGACCGTCGCTTGCGCGCCCGTTCAAGACGTCGCGCGCGACGGGATCGCCGCATCGAAAGGCGCGCTCGTCACCGCTCAAAGTAAATACCGCGATCAATGCACGGCGAACCCGGCGATGAAACCTTGCCGGATCATTCACGAAGGCGTTGCGGCGCAGCATCTCGCCGTCGAGGCGCTCGATCTCTACTGTCAAGGCGTTGCGACGCCGTCGTTCTTGGATGGCGGAAAATGCTCGCCCGACAAATCAGTCGAGCCGCGGTTAAAAGCGGCGCTCCAAAATCTCGACGTTATGATCCGCGACGTGAAAGGTTTGATCCAATGAACGTTTTAAGTTTGATTCAAATCGCTCTAGCAATTCTTTCCGCGACGCTTCCACAGATCAAAGCCGCGGATGGAAAATCAGACGTCGGACTCGCATCGATCGCCGAAAGCGTCGAGAACGCGATCGCCGAATTAAAGAAAGTTCACTCGACGCCGGTCACGCACGAACAGCTAGAAAGTCTGAAAGTTCCGCAACTCTGGTAAGTATGTTTCGCTCGCGCTCTCGTCTAATCCGAACGCTTTTCTTTTCCGCGATCTGGCTCTCGTTGCGGATCCCGACGGATCTGCTTTTGTACAAATGCGCGCTCTCGAATATTCCCTTGTTCGAGTTCGCGGTCGCGGTCCAGTTCGCCGACGGCGTAGTCGCGACGTTTCTTATTTACCGGATCGTCTCGCAACAAATGCAACGTCCTTGGAAGTGTCCAGTCTGTGACGGATGGGGCCGACGTCTTTACAGTCCGCCGATTGTCGAAGGCGAAGAACGAAAGTTATCGACCGCGGCGAGTTGCAAAGCATGTAGCGGCGTCGGGTACATCTGGGAAACTCTGGAGGGTCACAATCAATGATATATGCGATGTACATGATCGGCTGGGCGCTTTTTCTAGCGTTGCAGATTCAAAACTCGCTTCGCTCGAACACGAACGGGCTTGAATACAGTTGGAAGGGCGTCGCGCATTGGCTCTCGATTTCCGCCGTCCCGACTTTGCTTCGCGCTTTCCTCGTCGTGATCTTCTGTCCCGCACTTCTAAGCGGTCCGGTCGGGAAGCTCGACGCGACGCTCACGGCGGCGGGTTTCAAATTGACCGCTTGGGGTTTGGCCGGTCTTGCCGGACTCGGAAGCGAAGCGCTTCTCTATCAGGTTTGGGGGATGATTCCCGGATTGCGTAAAGAAGTCGCGAAAGAAGTTCCGCCGCCCGCGGAGTCGCCGAAATAAATGGAACTCCGTCTTGAACGCGAGCCGTCGACCGCAAAGTCAACGCCCGGCGTTTTGTTCGTCGACGGCGTCCGGATCTGCTACACGCTCGAAGACGTGATCCGGGAACGTCGGTACGACGACGGCGCATTGATCGCCGTTTCGACGTGGAAGATCCCGAATCAAACAGCGATCGCGTCCGGGCGTTACGCCGTCACGCTCGATTACTCGATCCGGTTTCACAAGGTCATGCCGCATATTTTGGGCGTCCAAGGTTTTACCGGCGTCCGGATCCATGGCGGGAACACGTCCGCCGACACGGAAGGGTGCGTGTTAGTCGGTCGATACCGGCGAAGCGCGGATCTTATCTATGATTGCGCGCCCGCGCTCGATGCGCTGATCGACAAACTAGAGTTCGCCGCTTCCCGGCACGATCCGATTTTTATCACGATCGACAATCCCAGAACCGACGAAGTTCCGATCCTGAGAACTTGAGCGCGGCTTTTTGGGGCGGGCGTATGAAACCTTGCGAGGCGGGCCGATTCGATTCATCGGGACGTATTGTTTCCGCATATCCGTTGTTGCGTGTTCATGGTCAAGATCGCAAAAACGACAAAGCGCTTTTTTGCATTCGGCGCAGTAATGGCGCAGGAGCGCGGGACGTTTGTTCCCGTCCGGACAGTTCGCACACCAGTAATTGATTCTCAGTTGGCGGAAAAGCCGATGCGTTTCCATTGACCGGCGCAGCATAACACGGACTCCCCTGTTCCCAAATTCTCCGCATAAAGGAGGCTTTGGGAGTTGCCAGAGCAAAAAGGCCGTCGCGGATCTCGCGGCGGCTTTTTTTTATTGCTCGCGAAAAAATAAAACTGTGGAAATCTTCGCGAATCATTTCAACGACTTGTCGGGTTTTTCAGAGTTTTCCGAGATTTGCACAGTTTGACTTGGAATTTTAAAACCCGTAATAAGTCTTGCGGTTTTGATTCACCAGCAAAACCAACATCTCGACTGCTACTACTACAAAAGCAACCGCCGTTTTTCCACACAAATGACAACGCCGCCGCAAATCGGATTTGTTTTTGACGCGGATCCGGATCCCGCTCGTTGCTCACACGACGGCGGGAAATGTCCGAAGGATGGCGCGCCGCACTATTGCGGACTCGTCCCGGATCACGAAGGCGATCACGCCGGGCGTTATTGCAATTGTTTATGGGCGCAACTCTCCGAGCGCGATGTCTTCGAATGGCAGGATCCGGAAACCGACAAGCGTCATAAGTGTCCACGCCGGTACGTTGTCGGGTTACTGGCGGTTATCCGTGTCGGTCGCGAGAACGCTCGTCCCGTCGAAGAACTACTCCGACTCATGGGCGAAAAGCCGAATGCTCCGAACGCGCGGCATTTCCGGCGAGCGGCTTTGTATCTCAAGCAGAACGGCGTCCATTGCATCTCGTACCGATCATCCAAGGGCGGATATTTCATTGCACAAACGCCCGACGAAGTCGCGGCTTACAGCGATCAGGAACGGACGTTCGCCGCCGCCATGGTTCAGGATCTTCCGCTCTTGGAACGAACGTCGATTGACGATTCGCACGCGGCTCTCGCGAAAATTAAGACTCGCCTTTTGGGAAATCACAAAAGCATCTAAAAAATATTTTTGGCGCAGACTTGGGCGCGGTTTTCAGCGCTTCGACGTTGCGGATCCCCGCGACAGTTGTTCACCAAATCTTAAAAAAAGGCGAAAGGGTCCGCGCCAAATCGCGGAAAGCCGCGTAAACATTGGGCGAAACGGCGAAAGTCGAAAAGTCGGTTTAGTAAAATTAAGGTGCGATCTAGGAGGATCGCACCACATGGAACTGACAGCGGAAACAATCTATCAAGTGAAGTATAACCACAATTGGATGCTCGCGAAATACGTCAAGCGGGTAGAGGCTCACTCTTACAAATACAACGATATTTACATGGACACTCTCACGACGGGACCGGAGAAAACCCGTCACGTCCCGCTTAGTCATTGTTGGATGAAGATCCGTCCGGCGGGATATGAACAGCGCTTCACTTTGCTAGATTCCGGGATGGAAGTTCGACCGGCGTCCGCGGAATCGCTCGCCGAAGTCGCCCGACTCATAAGCGAAATCGCACAGCTAGAGGCGGACCGGAAGGCCAAAACCCGTGAGTTACGGGAGTTGTGCGACTAGCGGCAACCAGTGGGCCGGACTCCCCCGTCCGGCTCACACCAAAGTAACAAACCCCCCGGCATTAACCCCTATTGACACGCCGTTTACCCCGTAATACAGTGTCGAACCATGGCCACAAAACCAAACCCCGTAATCTCGGTCCGTACCACGTCCGACGATCAACGGTTGATCAAGCAACTCCGTAAAAAGCTGGGCGTCGATACGACGCAAATCTTTCGACTGGCGCTTCGTGCGCTGGCGACCAAAGAAGAGGTAAATCAATGACGCTTGGAAACCATCTCGATCGAGCGGAAGCGCTCGCGATCATTCTCGAAGCGAGTCGCTTTCAATTGGGCGATGCGATGCGGATCGCCGGATCACTTCCCGCCGTACAGTCCATGGTCGGGTTCAACGCTCACGAAGAAATTATGGCGCAAGGAGTTTTAAACGACGCGCTTCGGTATCTCGAAACCGGCTCGACTTCCGGACTCCGTTACGGCGCTTACTTTATGGCCGACGCCGTCTTCACTCCAAAGAAACGCGAGCGTGCAGCATGAAAACTCTCGACAACAAATTGCGCGAGGCGCTTCACTTGATCAAGTTGCACATTACCGAAGCGGAAACGCAGCGCAACCGCGACTTGCATCGCGCGGTTGGTCTGATCGTCGACGTCGCGCGAGCGCGCGATCTCGTTATTGACCGTTGCGGCGTTTGCGGCGCTCTCGCTTGCAAAGGCGATTGCGAACAGGCCGCTGTGTGAAGGCGCTCGTTTTTGTTGGCCGGTTTGTATGGACCGTTTGCGAAATAGCGCTCGTCGTCGCGATGGGCGCTTTACTTTTAATCACGCTTTGGATCGAGACGAAAGGGAAGGTAACAGGATGACAATCGAAGCAAAGAAACCGGCGACGCTCTCGTCGCTGAAACTCTCGCGCGCCATTACCGCGGCTTGGAACAAATATCCTCACGCAAAAGACGAGGTCGAAGGACTCGCCGAACTGATCGACGAGGCAACGCGCTTGCCCGAACTGATCGCCTTTCTCAAAGATCTCGGGAACTCCCTTTTAATTGATACCGACGGGCGCACGATCGACGGCGCTCTCGTTTGTACCTGTCAAGTTCATCCGGAATTAGAAGCGTTACTCGTCCGGGCGTCCCGCCTGTTAGCTGAGATCGAAGGCGGACAGAAACCAAAGATCGGCGACGGGCATTACTGGGGCGGCAATCCTCATTCAGTCGAAGGACCGGGACACTTCCCAGAGGACGGCGAGTAATGACGACGATCACGGAACGCCCGGAACTAGTCGCCGAAACCAAACCCGAACCGCGCCCGCGGATCGAAATCGTTCTCGTCGGGAAAACGTTATCAGTTCAAAAGAAGGTCGTTTTCGCCGTCCGGAAAGTCGAAGGCGGGAAGCTCGTCGGCGACGAGTTTTACCTGAGCGGTTTTTCCGGCGGGATCGGATGCGTCTATTCGTTCGAATACGAACCCGGCGAAACCTTTCGTTATTACGCTTCGACGCAACGCTTTGTCGGGCAATGGAAGGACGACAGCGATCGCGCGGTTTGGCAAGCGCAAGCGCGCGCCTTTGACATCGAACAAGCGGCGATCCGCGAGCGGAAGAAAGCGGAAGGCGTTAACGATATGCTCGACGCGCTCGAACCCTTGCGTCGGCGTTACCAGAAGACAAACGCAACCGGCAAATTGGCGATCGAAGTTTTGTTGCTCTCGTATCTTCGCCGCGTCGAGATCGGCGGCGACCGATGAACAAAGACTCACTCGATCGATATATCACCGGCAATTACGGCGAAGATCAGTTCCGGAACGAGCGCCGCGCGCCGGTTAAATGCATTTGCTGTAAAAGGGACGTCTTGAAGCGCGGCGAAAAATATTGCGGCGACTGTGGCGGTCAACTCTCGACGCGCGGCGAATGCGTTCTTTGCCAGTGTCGGCGACAGGGGTTTTCTCAATGAGCGCGGGCGAGAGGTGGAAAGCAACGCGACAAATCGAGCGGTTCGATGATTCAACGCTAGATCGCCCGTACTACTCAATCGAACTGGACACCACGAAGCAACCAGAGGGGCAGCGGCTTACTGGTTACGTGGCTCGCGTCGATGGAATGCGCGGAGAACGGCAAGAAGCCAATGCCCGACTCATAGCCAAAGCGCCAGAGATGGCCGAAGAACTAGGTCGCTTAATTAGCTATGTCCGCGTCGAAGCGAACATGCTTATTCGCGGCAATTCACCCGCAGTCATAGCGGAAAGCTTGCAGCGGTTGTCAGATAAGGCCGAGCGCCTTCTAGCCGAGATTGAAGGTGTGAAATGAACCGCTGCGAAGTGACCGAGTTCCCGGCGCGACTCGAACGTCTTCTCTCCGAGGTTCCCGAATGAAAGCGATCGCTTCCGGTTTACATCTTTGTCCCGGTTGCTGCGAAAAGCGGATCCCGGCGCAACGGGATCTCTGCTTCTTGTGCGAAGCGCTTTCCCCGGAAGAGTTCGCGACGACAACCGACAAGATCAACGATCTCGCGGACGGCGTTTCAGTCGCGGTCGAAAACGTCCGCGAGGATTACTCGACGTTATCGAAGGCCGGTCAACTGTTCGCGAAGGCGTCCGGCGCGATCGCGTTCGCTTTGCTGATCTCTTCTCCGTTTTGGTTGCGGGCGCTTTACGAGTTCTTTACAGGGGCGATGAAATGACGACGGACGAGATCCGGGCCGCGGCAACTCTCGACAATATCGCTTGGGACGAAGCGAAAAAACGTCTCGGACCGGGCGCGACGTTCTCGGAAATCGCGAAACTGGCGCAGCAGATCAAGACACTCGCCTTAGATCCGCCGGATCCCGAGGGATCATGGCGCGACGTTCTGATCGGTTGGATTGTCTTTTGCATTCTGTGGGGCGCGATCCTCGTCGCAATTTACGAACTCTCAAAGGCGGGTCACTAGTGGCATACGAAAAAACCGACGTCTCGATCTCGAAATCGCAAGAGGGGATCCGGCGACTCGTTTACTCACACAAGGGAACGGGCGTCAGTTTCATTTCCCGCCCACCGCGGGAAGGATTCGAAGCAATGGTGACGATCAACGATCTCGCCTATCACATTCGCATAATGGCGACGTGCCGAACTGTCCCGAAACCCGGTTACAAATTTACCGCGTCCGGGATCGAGCAAGAAGAACGGCGCGTGTGGCGTGTTCTCTACTGGCACATTAAAGCAATGTTTGAGGCGGCGGATTCGGGCGTCATCGACATCCGCGACGTAATTATGCCGTACGTCGTCACGCGCGACGGGCGAACCCTTTCCGAACACATAATCCCGCAGATGGAAGAAACGATGTCAATCGAACCGGGCCGACTTCTGGCGGCAGTAAACAAGTAAATCGAAGGGAATCAATGGCCGAAATCTCCGAACTGAATCTCTACCAGAAACTAGCGCTTATGATCCGGGACGCGAAAGCGATCCCGAAACGCGGTTGGAACAATTTCCACAAGTACCACTACGCAACACACGCCGACGTTATGGAACAAACCGCGGAGTTGTGCGGGCGTTACGGCGTCGTGGTCATTCAGCGACCGTTAACGGACACGCTCGAAGTTATCCAGCGACCGACGAAGAACGAAGGCGCGACGTTCGTAACGCGACTTCACTTTAAATACACGATCGTTAATGCGGACAATCCGACCGAAACAATCGAATCGATTCAGATCGGCGAAGGCGCGGACACTGGCGACAAGGGAATCTATAAAGCGTCGACCGGCGCGGATAAATACTTCTGGTTTCGCCTTTTGCAGATCTCAACCGGCGACGATCCGGAAGATGGCGGCAATGGGAAACCGGGACAAGCCGCGGTCGATCGCAAGCGCGCCGAACAGTCCGCCGACGGTTTCATCTCGGAAGCGGATAAGCGGGAAGTTTTCAAAGCGGCTCACAAATACGGGTTTTCTCACGCGCGCATGATCGAGTATTTGACGGATCAACATTCGATCACGTCGACCGATCGTTTGACGAAGAACGTCGCCGACGATCTCGTCGAGTTTATGCGGTCAATTCACGAACAGGAACAGGCGGCGAAATGAAAGACGTTCGGGAAGTCTTAAACGAAAAGTTACGGGATTTAACCCGCGTGACGCGCGAGATCAACGCGCTTCGAATTGTGATCCCACTAGTCGACGACGCAGCGACGGTAACGCCCGCGGACTTTGATCCGCCACCGTTTACGCCGCCCGCGGATCCGGAGAAAAAAACGAAATGAGCGTCGATCCGCGCAAACTCGAAGTCTTGTCGACGTGGTACTCCGTCTTTTGTGTGCTCGTCGACGCCTACGCGGAAGGCGAGTTTACGACGCAAGCGTTTGTCGAAAAGAGTTTTCAATTACGCCGCGAACTCGCCGACGCAATGCCGGACGTGGAAGCGGACTTTAGAAGGAAGCGCAATTGATCACGGATTTCGATTTCGACGCTGAGACTCACCGTTACATTCTCGACGGCGTAGAACAGCCGCACGTTACCGGGATGCTTACGCAGTACGGGTTCACAGATTACGGCGATGTCCCTTGGCGGAAGCTCGACCGCAAACAAGCGATCGGATCAATCGTCCACGAAATCACGTTCGCGATGGACGAAGACGAAATCGCATTCGATCTGGCGCTCGGCGGCGCGATGGACCGGCACGCCGATAAGGTGAATTTTCACGCGATTACGGACGCCGACATCGTTCCGTATGTGCGGGCGCATTGCAAGTTTATGGACGAGTCCGACTTCCGAACGTTTCCGGGATACGTCGAAAAGCGAATGATCGCGGAAGTTCACGGAATGCGCTACGGGATGACGCTCGACCGCGCCGGGATGCTCGCCGGACGTCCAACAATTCTCGATTACAAATCTTGTTACGCGATCGAAAAGTCGTGGCCGGTTCAAATCGCCTTGTATGCACTCGGGACGCCGATCCCCACTTTCAACAATGTCGCGCCCGGTCGCAAGTTCTGGAAATGGGAACGGGTAATCGTTTGGTTGAAACCGGACGAAAACTATCAATTACTTCCCGGCGGGCGGCGAGTGTCGGATCCGACCATTGAAAAACGTGACGACGAAGTCGCGCTCGCGTTACTCCGTCTCGTTCACTGGAAACGGGAAAACTTCGGGCGGGACTGAGGGGATTTTATGAACGACGCAGAAATGAACGCTTACATGGAACCAGTCGCCGATCTCGTCGACCGTGTTCTCGCGCGACACGTTGTTTGCGAGGCTTGTTACTGCGGCGCACACGCGGATTGCATCGGGCAGGGATGCTATTGCGACTGTCAACTCGAAAGGTTGTGAGCAATGTTTATTCCCTATGTTTGGCCGGAGATTCCGCCGGATACGCTTCGCGGGTACTTTCAGACTTACGGACTCTTGAGTCTTTTGGCCGGGCCGGGATGGGTTCTTTTCATGCTCTTGAAACTGATTCCCGAGCCGCCGAACGTCGTCGCGCAAATCAAGCGAAAGGCGAACGAGATCAAGATCGCTTATTTGATCATCGGCGTTTTGATTCTCTCGAACATTGTGACGACCGCGGTTTTCCTCGTCGAGCATTTGCAATTACAAAATTGTGTATTGACGAAATGAAACGCCGGAAGGACAGGCCGACGTTACAGGTTTTACCGCGATGTCCGGAGTGCAAATCCGCCGATGTCCGGTTTCTTCGATTGCTCGGTTATTGGTTCTGTTACCAGTGCAACAAACGGTTTATCAGGATCGTGCATTAATGCCGCCCGACGAGTTGCTCGACCTTGTTTTGTGCGTGATCGTTTTGATTCTGGTTTTGTGGGAGGACTGATTTAAATGACAGCGGCAAACGATTCCAACAAATTTATGCACACTCCGAATCCGGAAAAGAAAGTTTATCTCGGCGACGGAGTATATGCGGAACTCGAATCCGGTTGGCGAGTCAAATTGACGACCGAGAACGGGATCAGCGTCACGAACACGATTTTCCTCGATCCGGAAGTCTTGCAAGCGTTGGCCGATTGGCTCGGAAAGATCAATGCCGCGGCAAAACTGGCAGGTTTCGCATGATCCGGATCGTCGGTTGCGCTCTATTGTTCGCGTCCGGGATCGGGTTCGGTTTAACGAACTGGAACCAAAACAGCATGACCGCGGCGAGTTCGTTCGCGATCGTTTGTTTGTTGTCGGGTATTGCCTTGCACATGCATGACGCGGGTTACTTCTTATGATCAAACACGCTCTCGGGTGCATTTGTACGACGTGCGTTCTCAACAAACAGAAGCGCATTAAAGACCATCGCAAGCGGAAAGCGGAACAGATCCGCGCCGCGCGGGCGAAACGAAAGGCGAAAAAACTTGGCTCACTTTCGGGACATAACGGCGAAGTGTCGCAACTGTCAAACCCGTGAAGCGACTCGGGAAGTGTTCGGAAAGCGCAACGAAAGTTATGGGAAGTATTGCAGCAAATGCGCGATCCGGCGGGTCATGGAATTAAACAAAGAAGAACAGAAAGAGAAAAACGCAAAATGAACGACTCAACGCAACCCGTCGCCAGTCTGCAACGCGGCATTATTCACGCGCAAACATCTCTCGCAACCGTCAAACATATCGAAGACAACGAACAGTTTCTCGCCGCGTGCGAGATCTCGAAATCAATCTCGCAATTGCGGAAAGCCGTCGACGAGACGTTTAACCCGATCATTGCGGCGGCGAACAAAACGCACAAAGAAGCGCTCGACCAAAAAAAGAAATTCTCTTTGCCGCTCGAACTGGGACAGCGAGAAATCGATTTCAAGATAAACACTTATCGCCAGCGACAGGAACAGAAACGCCGCGAAGAAGAACGCCAATTACAGGAACAGGCGCGCAAGGATGCGGAAGAAAGGGCGTTACACGAAGCGGAAGAACTCGCGCGACAGGGCGAACACGAACACGCGCAAGCTGTGATCGAAGAGGCGATCGCCGCGCCCGCGCCGGTTGTCTCGATTGCTCCGAGCGTCCCGAAAGTGCAAGGGATCGCCGCCCGCCCGGTTTGGCGATGGAAGATTGTCGACGAAACGAAGATCCCGCGGGAGTATTTGACGGTCGACGAGATCAAGATTTCCGGCGTCGTTCGCGCGCTCAAGAACAAAGCGAACATACCGGGAATTCAGGTTTACGAAGAGTCGACAACGATTCATCGGTAAAACATGGCAGACGACGACACAGCGCCGATGACCGACAACGCCGCGATCGAACAAGCTGTCCGGCGCATTGGGCAAATCGCCCGCGACGGAAAAGTTCCGGGAACGGGTTATCTATTTCGGGCGGACAAGGTTCGCAAAGTCTTGCTCGACTTGTTACTCGCGAACGTACCGACGAAAGGCGAGCAATGAAACTTCGTAAAGGCGCGATCTGTCCGATTCACCGCTCACAGTATTGTTGCGGACGAGAAAAGGACAAAGAAAAAGAGTTCGCCCGCGGATGGGCGACAGGTCCGGGCGTGACGCGGATCCCGGACGCGCATCATTTGCGAGGCTACCGGGAACGGCGATCGCCCGCGGCAATGCGGCGACTGCTCGATCTCAAAATCCAGATGCAAAACGGAAAGTGTTCGATCTGTCACAAGCCTATGAACGATTACCGCGAGATCGTCCCGGACCATATAGAACCGCGAGGATTGGGCGGATCCCGGCGCGACGATCACGCGGATAACATCGGCGCGGCTCACTCGACTTGCAACGTAGAGAAAGGATCAAAGCGAATATGAAAGCACCGGAACAATGGCCGGATCCGCCGTCGACCGCTCTCGACGCAATGACAGCAATCAAACGGCGGCTCGACGACGCGGTTAAAGCGCACGAAACGCTCGTCGCGGAAGAAAAGGGATTGAATCAGCGACTCGAAAACTCGCGGCGTCAAATTTGCGACTTAGGCGAGGCGCTCGATCGCGCCGTTTCATTCTGGCGCGGCGACGTGGAACCGGATGACACTATGCGCGAATATTGGAAACACCTACTCCAATGAAAACAAAAACTCTTTTACTCTCGCCCGAATTGTTGATCGAGTTTCTAAAGAATCCGACGCCGCCCGGATTGAAACAAGATGGGATCCCCGCGGATGCCACAATCACAGGCGTCAAATGGCAACCGTCGCCGCACGTCGGCGCGAACGTGATCGAACTGTATTTGACGAGCGTCGAGTTTACCGACGACGAGAAACTCTTAAAAGTAACCATGAGTCGCGAAAGTATCAATGAACTCCGCTGATAAAGCACTCGCCATTATCAGGCGCGCCGGAAAGAAAGAAGCCGAACGCAAGCGGCTCTCGCGGCGCATGTACGGCGTTTACCGAATGATGCAAAAGCGCGCGGCGAAACTCGGGAAGCAAGGCGAGATCGACTTCGACGTCGAACAGTTGCGGGCCGACGCCTGTTACATGCTCGGGGTTATGTGCGTTTATTGTGCCGCCCGATTGACGAGTAAAAATATGGGCGTCGATCATTCGATCCCGATCGCCCGCGGCGGAACGTTCTCTCGAATAAATCTCTCGTTTCCGTGCAAGTCTTGCAACGTCAAAAAAGGAAATTTGTTTCGCGCGGAGTTCGAAGCGCTGTTGTCGTTTTTGGATAACTTCGACACACCGGCGCGCGGCGACGTCTTGCGACGCTTAGGATTGGGCGCTCAATTTCGAAGCTGGAAATCAACGGAGGAAAACAAAAACAATGCCGGATGAAGTCGAGTTCTTTAAGCAGATCAAATGTCCCGTCGTTATGACGAACGTGACGTTAAAAGTTAACAAAGAGAACGAGAAGCGGATCCGCTTCGACTTCTCATTGCCGCTTACCGCAAAGATCGTGGCGAGCGCGCCCGAAGACGTAAAAGACGCTTTCTATTCACTGGCAAAGGACGGCGGGCATCTGACGTCGTCGGAAATCTCGACGGAGTTCGAAGGCGTCGTCGTTTCTTTCTTCGACACGAAGGACACGAAGGCGCCAGCGCTCGAACTTGGCAACTCCCAGATCCGGCAACTCGTCGTCGCTCGCCCGCAAACCAAAAAGGAACTCGACGACGGCGACATCCGGCTCGCCTTTCACATTAACGCGCCGGGATCGAAAGACGCTTGGAACTGGGGCTATCGGGCGCGCGGAACTGAACTTTGTGCAGTCTTCGAAGAAATGCAACCCGTCTTCCCGCAATTCAAAGAAGCGAATCCGGACGGCGACGGGCAAGGGATCCTCGAAATGGAGAAATCCGATCCGATCCCGACAGTCCCGGCGAAAGCGGAGTTCGGCGGCGGAACAAAGTTCGAAGTTCCGAAACCATCGAACCGGGACGCGAGCAAAGTCAAACCGCGGACACCGGCAAAAAAGAAATCGTCGACTAAGAAGTCGAAATAAGTTATTCAATCGGGCGTCACATAAAAACTAAAAACGGAGGAACTACAAAATGAAACGCTTTTTACTTCTGCTCGTTGCTTTGTCAACCATTACGCTTGCCGCGTCGCCGTCGTTTGCCGCCTGTTCTCAAACGGGAACGGTCTTCGTCTCAGACTTTGCGACAACCGCGGGCGCGCAAATCTCGGGACTCGGTCGAACCGGATGTCTCGCGACCGTGACGTTTCTCGACGCGACTCTCGGATCGACAACCGGATCCGGGACGGAACCCGTCGGCGTTTTCCTTGGGGCGTGTTCCAGTGGCAACGCGCTATTTGAGACGCAATTACAGGCGGGCGGGAGCATACAGGGCCAAATGGGTGCAGCTAGTCATTACCAGATGGGCGAAATGCATTCGATCCTAGTCACCGGCGGGCAAACCTTTTGCATCGGGTTCACGAATCAGCAAGTCGGGTTTACGAGCACGGTTTCGGCGAAGATCGTTTACAGCTAACCAAGGTTTCTCGATCGGACTGAGCACTCAATTGGGTCTTCTCCTAGTGCTTCGTCTTCGAGAGATTCCCGATCGGACTGAGCACTTAACAGCGAGTGTTTCGTCTTCGGGAATGCGGGATCTTCTCTGTGAGATCCCGCCGGACGGATTCGATGGAATCTTTCGGGCGGGTTCTCACAAAATGAAATGCACAAAATGCAAAGGTTCGATCACGTCTAAGCAGCCATATACGCGAACGGAGGCCGGGCCGCATCATTACCGAAAAACGGACTGCAAGAGATCTTCGCCGATCTCTTTACTAGAAACCTTGTGGGCGTGCGCTTGCGGCTTTACGTGGTTTAGTGAAACCGAACCCGTCGAATGCCCTAGCTGCCACGTAAAGGCCACAAATGGGTAGTTGGCCAAAAGAGCAAGGCATTTTCAGATTCCGGGCGGGCGACGCGGTCTTTGTGCGCGATCGCGGACACGGTCGAAACGGCGGCGGATTCCGCATCGTCGAAGCGAAAGTCATCGAGCCGCATTACCATCCGGACCGTCATCCATCTTATCCCGACGGCGAAGGATACGAACTCGATGGCGAATTGTGGTGGAGTTGTTATCCGGGATCGAGAGTTTTTAAAACGCGGGCGGAGGCGGTTGCGGCGAGACTGAGCGAGGTTCGTTAAATGCTGCATACATCGAATTGCGTTTGCGTCGACTGTGAGAACGCGCGCGCTCAACAACGCTTGCGCGATCAACAACAATTCGATCACGATCACGACTTCTCAGAAGATCCGAACCGTCCCGGCGAGTGTCTTTACTGTATGCCGCGCCCGGATCGCGAGGGTTTCTTGCCGACAAATGCCGCGATCGCGGAACAGATCCGCGCCGCCATGAACGAAACGAAGGCAAACGCCGAAAGGATGTTCGGCGGAATGCTCGCCGAACTGGTCGAAGCTCGCGCCATCCTTCACGAACTCTTGCCGTATTGCCGGACACACGTCAATCAAGAAAGTTTCAGGGACGCAATCAACCGGGCGGAAAGGTTACTCACTCCAAAAACAAAGGGCGGGACGGTATGAAAATCAATTTAAAACACTCGTTCACGGTCGGATCTATCACGCGCGATTTCGAATTTAATGCGGAATTGCCGGACGACGCAACCGCTGATCAGATTCAGGCTTGTTTCGAGGGACTCGCCGCTCAACTGGAAGAAGTCACGCGGGATCTGAGCGACGTTTCCGCGGATCTGGCGGTCGCGGATCTGAGTAAAAATCCGGGCGGCGCATGAGTCTCGTTAACATCAAACCGAATCTCGACGCGCCCGCGATTCGAGTCTTTCCCGGTCGCACACCTTGGACGCCGGACGACGAACTCGCCTTTGTCGGTTATCCCCCGTTATTTCGTCCCGGCAATTACGAAACGCCGGTTTTCGTGAGCGTCGTTTTTAAATGGTTACGGAAGCGCGGCGAAGAACTGGCGCGCGCTTGGGGCGATTACTACCGAAACGTGCAGATCGGCGGTCCGGCTTATGACGGCGGCGCGGGCGGCGCATTTACGCCGGGAATGTTTCTAAAAAAAGGCTGCACGATCACAAGCCGCGGATGTACTAAGGACTGCGGTTGGTGCGTCGAGCGTTTTAATCCGCTCATTGAATTGGACATAAAACCCGGTTGGATCGTTCAAGACTCGAACCTTTTATCGTGCTCGGAAAAACACGTCCGGGCCGTTTTCGATATGTTGCGCGAACAAAGGCGGGCGATCTTTTTTAACGGCGGACTCGACAAACACTTTCTCAAAGACTGGCATCGACCGTTATTCGATTCGATCAAGATTGGGGAACTCTGGTTTGCTTGCGACGTAACGAAGGATCTTTCTTGGATGGAACGAGCGGCGGGAATCTTGGACGGAATACCACTTCGCAAGCGTCGTTGTTACACAATGATCGGTTACGACGACGAATCGCTCGCGGACGCCGAACGCCGGATTGAGCGCGTGTTCGAACTCGGGTTTATGCCGTTTTGCCAGTTATATCAACCGGACGACTACGTCAAAGTTTATGCGGACGACTGGCGCGCACTACGGCGCAAATGGTCGCGTCCGGCGGCATACATGGGAAAACAAAATCCGGGCGGGACGCAATGACACAAACCGACCAGATTCGGGCCGAAATGATCGCCGCCGTAACACGCGCCGGATGGCGCGAAGAACGCAACCGGCGCGACGTTTGGCGTTGGCGAGATCCCAAAACGAAAGCGCTTCACACGCTCAAAGACGCTTTCGACCTACTCAAGAGTAACCCTGCGTTTTCAAAAAAATCTTGACTTTCATAATTCCCGCCCGGTACTGTTGGCGCAACCGTTGATAGTTCAGTGACTTACCTCAGTGTTAGGGGTTTTCCCGGTTCGAGACGGGGCCGGGAAACCCTTTAGCAGCGCCGCCGGTTAGCATTCCGGAACACAAAAACAGCTAGCGCTAGGGAAAAGTGTCCACAAAAATCGACGATTCAATCCCTGTTTTTCTTCCGCATCAAAATCACTTCACAGATCTTCCCGCCTTTTTTCTCCCACGTTCCGAAGCGCGCAAGCTAAAAAAAACCGGCGAGGGATATTTCCAGCGAAGCGGACGAGTTTTTACGCTCGTTTCGTCACGTCCGACGGACTGGGAAGAACTCGCCCGACGTTACGAGTTCCGCGACGAGTCCGCTTGTATTCAAGAGCCGACCATGTTCGCGTTTGTTCTGGGTGAAAGACGCGCAATTGCAGCGGTCAACGCATGGAATTGAGATCAACGCGACGGAAATGCTGATCCGCCTACTCTGGGATTTTTATGGGCGGGCGTCGGTCGAAAATGACCGGCAGGAAATGCAGGAAATTGCGCGCGTAATCAAAACAATTTCTCGCGCCGCGGACAATGACAAAAGCGGATAAAACCGCGGAAGCGCTGATCTTTATCGAAACGGTTCAAGATGTCGTCGATCGGATCCTCAGAAAACACGGACAAATCCCGGTTGAGAATCCAGACTATTTCATCGAATGGCCGGAAGAAAAAATCCGCCCGGAAGCTACTTCAATCCAATGATCTTTAAGCGCGCGGCTTCTCTCAAAACATATTCGGCGAGCGCGCGACGTCCAAGTTTCGGGCCGCGTTTCAAGCGAATCTTGAATCGAGCGAGTCGCGCTTTGCTGGCGGAAGTCATAACGACAATTCTCCGCTCAAACTTCTACAAGTTCATACGTCTCGGAAGGTGCGGCACTTTTGGGAATTTCGCCGCAAACGTGCCGAATCAAAAAGGCGCGGGCGGTCTGTTCTGATTCAAAATATTCGAGGAAATTACAGATCGGACAAAAACCGACGTACAAATGTCCGGAAAGTTTCTGGAATGAGGTTTTTAAAATGTCCGGCGGGCGCATTTGGAGTTTTCCTCATTTTCTCCATTTTACCAGCAACGTCCAATTCGCCGACCGCGAAACGTCGCCAATTCCAGTTGCAACCATTTCGATTTCGAGAAACGGGAAAACGTTGCTCGACTTTGAAATCTCCGCGGACGCTTTTTTCGGCTGGAATTTCTGAAATGCGCGCCAGAACTCGAGCCGAACATTTCGGAGAATCATTTCGATGACAGTTTCAGAACTTCGCGCGGCGCTTCGAGAATTCGGCGACGAAACGCACGTTCAAGTTTTGGCGGAAGTAACAGAATTTGGAATCGAAAAATGGATCGAAGCGAACGAAATCGAAGTTGTAAATGTTGGCGGACAAGAATTTGTCCGAATTTTCAACGTTTGAATTTCGAGAAATTCGGCGCGCGGTTCTGAAACGCAAATTCGAAAATGAAACATAAGTTTCAAGCGAACTGGAAACCGAAAACGGAAACTCAAATCGCGAGAACAGAAATCGCGAACTTTCAAAAATGCAGAAACCAAAACAGCCGTGCAATTTTCCAAACTGTTCGGAAATTTCCGGCGATCGATTTTGTAAAAAACACAAACCAGAAAAACGAAAGCGCGAAAGTTATCGCAAATCTGGCGCAAATTCTCGCTGGGATTTTTACGCGCGGGATTTCGTTCGCCGCTTTCCAATTTGCGCGGATCCATTTTCAAGACACGGAAATCAGAAAGTTCCGAGCGAAGTTTGCGGACACAAAATCGCGCATAAAGGAAATCCGAAATTACTTTGGAATTCCGAAAACCATTTTCCGCTTTGCAAATCTTGCAACGCTTTTCAATGCGCGAAGTTCGAACGCGGATTTGGAAATCCAAAAGCAGAAATTTCACAGCGAAATAAAAGCGAAACACTTTCGTTTTCCCTTCGCTTTCAGAATTCCTTTTAAAATCAACGATTTAATTTGGTGGAATTTTCGGGCCGATTTTTTTAAAAAAGTGGGAAGGCGGATCGAAATCTTTACAGAAACGAGGCATCGGAGGCCGCGGGCCTCGACTACGAAAATCCGCGAAATTGGTAAGGGCCATTGTTTTCAACGATTTACCGACCGTAGCTATGATAGCGCTATGGTAGCTATGTTGTTAGTTTTCAGCGATTTACGGGCCTAAAAGAAGTGGGAAAACATGCTCTTTTTGTGGCAAAAAGTGGGAATCTTTTAGAGATGCGTGGAAGAAAACCGAAACCGTTACGAATCCAGTTGGCGGAAGGCGATACCCGGAAAATCGGGAAGCGAAAATTAAGCGAAGCGCTCGCGCACGAACCGCGGTCGACGCCGGACGTCGGACCGGCACCCAAATGCCTGAAACGGGACGAGCGGGCGGAATACAACGCGCTACGCGACGCACTGGAAGCGCTAGGACTGCTCGACAAGGCCGACGAGGCGGTTATTACCCTTGCGGCGATCGCAAGCGCTACAGCGAAGCGGGAACGCACGGGACAGGCATTGCGGACGGCGTTCTCGTTCCTATCGAGTCTGGGTTTGGCCGGATCTTCGAGTCGGGCGCGCTTGTCGGTCGAGAAACCGGATAACGGGGCGGCGGAACTGGCGGCGATCTTGAACCGACCGCGACCGGACAAGACGATCCAATAGATCGCATGGAAGTTCCATGGAAGTTCCGTGGAACTTTTGGAAGTCGTTCAAAACACTATCGGAACTTTTTTGGAACTTTCTGGAACTTCTGGAACTTTTGTAAATGCCTAGCACGTTCACAACGCGATACGGGTTCGAGAAACCGCCGATCGGGATAACGACCGGATGGGGCGCGTCCCATAACACGGACTTGGATTCGATGGACGCGCTATTCGGGACGCTCGA